AAATGGCACATGGTTTGATATGCCAGACCCAAATGCATTTACCCAATATAATATGACTTCTACCACGGTGGTTATAGATGGCACTGATCTGGATTCTGGATTTATATCAGCGGGTGGCGGTGGCACACGTGTTGCATTGGATAAAGATACACAATATCAACTTGGACGTGGTTCAATGGGAACAGTTAGCGATACATTAACCTTAGCAGTCGCCGGATATGGAACAAATAAAGATGCTGTAGCGTCAATTACTTGGACTGAACAACGTTAATTATAATGCGAATAGTTATAATTAAATAACTATACAATATTAGAAAAATGAGTTTAGTTAACTTATTAGGCTTATCATTGGTAGAACTTGTTGGTGATTTATCTTTACGAACATATGCAAATGGTGGAGCACTCCATTTTTTGGGTTTAGGTAGTTTAGGTTATATTGGTGTCGTCTATTTTCTAATTAGGTCTTTGAGAGGTTCTACATTATTATATGTAAACGGAATGTGGGATGGATTATCTGCATTAATAACAACAATTGCATCTATTGTAATTTTACAGGAGGGATTAAAAAGTATTTGGCAATATATTGGTATTGCATTTATTATATGTGGTTTATTTCTACTTCATCGTAAATAACTATCTATTGTATTTTGGTGAACTACTATTAGTAGAAGACCGAACCACGAAATAGACATAAACATAATTAAAATAATTGCAATTAAATAATCTTCACGTCTAATTTGAGGTGATTCGTCAAACGAATATAGTCTCATCGTATCACACTATATAATTAGAATATTCTTAAATAGTTTTGTGTTTATTTAGTGGTTAATTTTTTAAATAATATTATATAATATGATTTTTGTGTTTTTAAGATTATTTATGTGGTTAATTTTATTTATACTATGGGTTTTAATTGGAGGAAATTTATCACCAATATTTATGAAATATATGGTTTGGTTATTTGGAATTCAAAAAATAAAGGTTTATGGAAAGATTGATGAGAATGCTCGTATTTTTGCATTTAATCATCCATCTATAGTGGATGGATTTATATTAGGTGCAGTTATACCCAATATATCATCTTTAATGAATAAACCCTATGACCCTATTACTTGGCTAACTGGAAAATTAACAAAAAGTACATTTGTTTCAAGGAACGGAAATGAAAATACACATATGCGTTTAAAGAAGGCTCTTAGAGAAGATTCTAAGCATAAATTAATAATATCTGCTCATAAATATTATTATAGTGAAAATCCTTCATTGGCAGGATTAATACCAAATGAAAAAATTAAACATATGAAAACGATTGCATTTGCATTAGGTGAACGCGTTCAACCAGTTGTAATTGTATATAATTCACCAAAGAATGTATCAAGAAACCGCAAAGAACTTTTGTATAATTTAAATTGGGATGCTACATTTGCAAATTCAGTAAGTGTTTACTTTTTACCAAGTACAATTCAAGGGAAAGGAGAATCAATAAAGGACTTTACAGAAAGGAATCGCCAACAAATGGATAAATGCATTGAAAGAACTTGGACGAATAAAATTGAACCAATCATTACAAAAGATAATCATTGGATTAATAGTCAAAATATTGTGACAAGTTGTGTTTTATTCTTTATGGTTGTATTGCATGCATTATACAAAGGACAATATAGTTATGCATTTGCGTGGTTAATGTTGATGATAACGTCATTTATATATTGGGGTTCACAAACAACACCCACTTGGGTATTAGACCAAGTGATGGTTTGGACGGTTATAGTAATGGGTGCATTATTATATAAACCATTTCAAATTATTCCACTGATTACATTTATTATAACAGCATTAATTTATGTTAGCAATATGTTTATAAAGAAGAATTGGTTACATCAAATATTGCATTTAATATCATCTATCGGTCATCATTCAATCTTAGTTGGTCTTTAAATAATAGAAAATAGCTTAAAAAGAAAACATCTATATATTATTAACTAAAGTTTTGCAGGAATGGAGACTTATGCGTTTCAAGCCGAGATTAACCAATTGATGTCGCTTATTATCAATGCATTTTATTCAAATAAAGAGATTTTTCTAAGAGAACTCATTTCTAATGCGAGTGATGCAATTGACAAATATCATTATCAGAGTCTACAATCTGGCAATGTGCCTACGGATGAGCGTAAGATTCGTATTAATGCGGATAAAGTAGCGAACACACTAACGATTGAGGATAATGGTATTGGTATGACAAAGGAGGATTTAATTCAAAATCTTGGTACGATTGCTCGTTCTGGTACAAAGGCGTTTATGGAGTCAATGACAGATAAAACGAAGGATGTTTCGCTAATTGGTCAATTTGGTGTAGGATTTTATAGTGCTTATCTTGTTGCGGATGAGGTGCGTGTTATTTCAAAGAATGAGGCAGATGGAGCTTATGAATGGTCTTCTGTAGCAGGTGGTTCATTTACAATTCGTGCAGTTGAGACTGAGCTCATTCGTGGAACACGTATTATTCTAAAACTGAAGGAAGACCAAAAAGAATATCTTGAGGAGGGACGAATTCGTGAGGTTGTGAAGAAGCATAATAGTTTTCTACAAATTCCCATTGAGCTTCAAGTGGAGATGGAGGTGGATGTACCAATTCACGAGGAGTCTATTGAGAAAGAAACGGTTGAGGATGGGACAGTTGAGGAGGCAACTGAGGAGGTGAAGCCAAAGACAAAGAAGGAAACGTGTCTTCGTTGGGATGTACTAAATACACAAAAGCCAATTTGGCTACAAAAGCCAGATGATGTAACGAAGGAGCAGCATAATGAGTTCTACAAATCTATTTCCAATGATTATGATGACCCGCTTGCAGTGAAGCATTTCAAGGTAGAGGGACAACTTGAATTTTCAAGTGTTCTATATTGTCCCAAGCGTGCACCATTTGATATGTTTTCTGCGAATAAGGAGAAGAAGAGTAATCTAAAGCTGTATGTACGTCGTGTATTTATCAATGATAAGAAGGAAGATTTACTACCAGAGTGGCTAAACTTTATTCAAGGAGTAGTTGATAGTGATGACCTACCACTAAATGTGTCACGTGAGATGCTACAACAGAATCGTGAAATGAAGGTGATTCAAAAGAATGTAATTAAGAAATGCATTGAGATGCTACAAGAGCTATCATCGGATGATTTTGATGTATTTTATAAAGAATTTGCTAAAAATCTAAAGCTGGGTGTTTGCGAGGAGGAGACACTTCGTCCAAAGCTAATTGAGCTTGTTCGTTTTAATAGTTCAACTCAAGGGGAATATCTAACATCTATCAAAGAGTATGTGGGACGTGCGAAGGAGGGACAAACAAAGATTTTCTATATTTCAGGTGAAAGTCTAAAACACGTAAAGAATTCGCCATTCCTTGAGAAACTACACAAGGGTGGTTATGAGGTACTGTTTATGGTAGACCCAATTGACGAGTATATGATGCAACGTGTTACAGAGTATAAATGTGATGATAAAACGTATCAATTCTGTTGCATTACCAAGGATGGGGAACTATTGGATGAGAAAGAAGAGGATCGTAGCGAGGAGTTCAAGACAGTATGTGAAACGATTATGGATGTAGTTGGTAAGGATATACTTGAGAAAGTATCACTATCTACACGTATTTCGGATACACCTGCAGTATTAGTGACGAGTAAGTATGGTTGGTCTGCAAATATGACACGTATTATGAAAGCTCAAGCACTACATAACAATAGTATGATGCCAATGATGAATGGTAAGAAGAATATGGAAATTAATCCAGACCATATTATTATCAAAGGAATCAAGGAACGTATTGAAACGAATAAAGAAGACCCAACGATTAAGAATCTAATTCAACTACTTTATGATACAGCATATCTTGCATCTGGATTTCAAATGGAAGACCCGAATACATTTGTAAAACGTATTCATCGTATGATGCAATTGGGAATGGACATTGGAGAGCCTGAAGAAGAGGTTCACGTTCATACTCATGAATGTTGCCATCACGAGGAAGAAACAAAAATGGAAGAGGTTGATTGATTGTTAATAAATCAGACTTGATAGAGGTTGATTGATGTTAATAAATGATATTTTTTTTTATAAATCTTTTGATACAAGTCCTTTACTGCAATAGGTTGTATCAGATGGTCCTAATTCGCTACTTGACATTAAGTAATCATAATGGGGAGGATAATAGGATTCACCTCTAACATCATAAGATGAATTTCTGGTAGGACACTTCGTACGTGTTGAAATAGATTGAACTTCAAATGTTTCTTTTACTAAATGGGTTGAGATTCCAATAAATAATAGTATAAAGAAAACAACCAATAATGCATTTGCAATCCAATAAGATGACTTCATTTAACTCTATTTATAATAGCATTTAATTTATTATGTGATAACCGTATATTTGTTAATATATGTGATAACCGTATATTTGTTAATATATGGAAACCGTATGGCTTTCTTCTATTGTTGGGACAATGGTTCTATCACGTAGCCATTGGGATGGCATACAAATCCATTTATCATTATGTGTATTCATCCAAGCACCCCACCACGAAAATGTAGAATTAGCACAAATCACGCCGTGTACACGAGACATAAAGTATAAATCATATTCGGCATATTGTGGGTCTGATGGGAAGAAAGTAACATTTGACAAAGATGTCAAATTTGGGTAACATTGAATCACTTCATTTTTATCTTCACATACAATTACAAACTGAATATTATCACCAAATCGTTCTTGTGCCATTTTGACACATTTATCGTAGTAATTATGGAGAGGGATTAAATGATTATAGGATTGACGATAATCACCGATTCGTACGTGTATGGCAACCATATTTTTAATTGAGTTTAATAGGAAGAAATTATCCAAGTATTCAACAACGTGGTCTGGTTCTCTAAATAGCCATCGGATATTCCATTCAATATCTTTAAAGTAATCCGAGTTAATGAAAAAACCAAATAAACAGGTATCCCGATTTTCATCAAAAGTAAATGGTCTGCAACTAAAATCAGTTTCTCTATCGTCCCAAATAATTTGAGTATCTATTTCTTTGCAAATTCGTTCAGCTGTTCCAGAGTCCATACAAGGTGGGTCTTCTTTTCTCATAGGAAGACGGTCATATAACCATTGATAATCACGATGTCTATTATTGTCATGACCAAAAACGGCAAATTCTCTACCATATTTTTTTGCCATTCCCATTACGGATGCAATTATAAATAATCTATTACCTAATCCAGATTGAATATAGGCATATAGTTTTTTCATTTTATACTAAAGCTATAATAATCTTTAATATCAGGATAAAAATAAATTACATTCGTCGGGAATCGAACCCGAAACCCTTCCTTGGAAGGGAAGTATGATAACCATTTCACCACGAATGCATCTTAATATAAATTAGGAGTTATGTTTAAATCAATTTTTATTTGCTCTTGGACATTGAAGCTATTTTGTTCATCCGGAATGCAAGAGGGGCTATAACGAATAATATGTAGAATATATAAAATGCAACAAGTATCCAAGATAAAACAATGCATTTACCAACGACAAGGCAATTCATTATATATGCATTTAGAATGAATATAGATAAGAATACAAATGCCATTATAAGTAGTATTGTTGAACGAAATATAACTGATAGAATTGTTAGACCAAGTGTAATTGCAATACCAATTGATAACATAATGAATGCTTGGATTGTCATACGAATTTTACCGATGGTTATAAACTTTTGTTCTCTTTCAGCCATTTATTATAGTCATAGATTTAAATTATTGAAAACCTTCTTTGACGACGAACCAATTGAAGTATTTTTAGATATCGTTCATTGATTATAATTTCACTTTCAAACTTTTTAATATTTTCAATTAAACGCAATGACTCTGTTGTTTGTTCTTCCAATGGAGATAAACAAGCTACTAAATTCTTCTTCTGTTCTTCATTTGCTGAATTTATTACTTCAGAAGGAAACCCATATTGCTCTATACAAGGTAATAGATTATTGATTGGAACGTGTATTACAGATTCTAATTGAGTTTCGTGAACAACTGCATCAAATATACTTTCAATTGTATCGCTTGTTGTCATTGAAGAAATAGATGATATAGATGAAGGTCTCTTGAGATGCATAGATGGTCTCGGAGAGCTACCCAATACACCACCTCCACATATATTGGGCGTACTGCTAACTTTCTTCATACTATTTTACATAAATGTAATCTTTAATGTATCTAAATCAAATTTTTTGTTACCCTCCGAAATATATGGTTTATACGTTTTTAGCTATATTTTGAAAAATCTCGCCATAAAGTTGAGGTATTTAAGGAGGCACTTAAGGGAAAAACACAAAAAAGCGAAATGTTTTTGTGGGTGGAGAAACATTGTTTTCGTTTATCATTATAGAAATGCTGTTATTCTATGTTGCATTAGTATTATTAACTATATTATTCATATTTGCTCTATGGTATCGTAATGTTAGAGGCGAACCATTTGAGACTGATAATGACCTTGAATATACAAAGAAAGATGCTGAATATACTAATGCATCATGGGTGATGAACGCTATTTATAATTAAATAGGCTACGCTATTTATAATTAAATAGGCTACGCTATTTATAATTAAATAGGCTACGCTATTTATAATTAAATAGGCTACGCTATTTATATTCCTATATCTGTTCCAAGTGTCTCATCTTGAAACACTAACCCTGTATTACGAATTCGCCAATACATATTTTCAGAATAAGCTTCCTTTGGAAAATATGGCATTCCATTCCAAACATAATAAATATAAGGGCAAGGAATTTCACGCATCGTGTGATTAAACATACAGTCTATTGTATATACACCACCGTGTCTCTTTGTAAATAATTCATATAAATTACAAGCTCCTGTATAACTTATACCATATGCATGAAGACAATATGTAGGTGTTCTCTCTATTAATTCTTTTGCAGGTCCATCTAATTGATTTCCATAGAAAACTATGTCATAATTCGTAGGAGTTATATCATAATATAATTCAGATAAGATATGCCAATCTGGATGAAATAATATATCATCCTCAAATATTGTTGCATATGGAAGTTTTTCATTTATTATCTTTTTCCAAACATTTAACATTGAAAGCATCACACCTTGTTTTCCACTATGTGTTATAAATTTCGCATCCCAACTATCAAAGGATGGACTTCCATGAGCCTCCCATTCTTTTTTCAAATCTGCGGTTGTTGCATCAATCGCATTAATTCTTTCTATATTTTTAAATCCGGCATCACTTATACGTTTATGTGCTTTTTCATAACGGTCTGAACGTCTTTCCAAATTTATTATAAATGACGGTGCATCTAATACATCCTTCCAACACTTGGGTTGCATATAAGATTTAAACTCTTTTATGGTTTAAATCATTTAAGCATTTTAATAAAAGAAGTTCTATAATGTCTATACCAACGAATATTACAGATTTTTTAGAACTTCCTGTGTTTGTGGTAAATTTATCTATTGCAATCAATCGTTTTCATACAGTTGCACCACGGATTCGTCAAGCCGGATTCAAAAATATATATAGATATGATGGAATTTATGGTGCAGACGAAAATCAACGTTATAGAGCTTATGAAATCTTAGGTAATCCAAGGATATCTCCTAAAGACCAATGGTTTCATCACGTAGTTGGTCGTCAAGGTTGTTTATTATCTCATTTACTCCTATGGAAACATATGATAGACCATAGTATATCGTGTGTTGTTGTTTTAGAAGATGATATTGTATTTCATCAACAATGGGATACACTTATTGAAGAATACATTCGTGAAATTCCAAATGAAACTGAAATAGCATATATGGGCTCTCAATTACTTGGAAGTACTGGTAAGAAAGTAGATAAAATAGAATGTTTATGTACTCACGCGTATGTAGTTACTCTCGCTGGTGCAAAAACACTCTATAATGGTTTATTATATCATCCAGAAGGTTTATTCACATTAGATGAAATGATTCGTACTTATATGAAGGCAGATTTACTCAAATGGGTTGCGTTTGATGCTCGTTTTCCTGAAACGATTGATGAAAAAATAAATGAAATGCCCGAGGGTTTTCAACGGCGTAACGGAGGTCTTATTTTCCAAGACCCTCGTTTCCCGAGTTTAATTCAAGATAATTATTAACTAACTATAAATTATATAATGAACACAACATCATATTGCATACTTATCGGATTATTGCTTTTGGTACTTTATTAATTTTTCAAGGCAATATCGGATACAATTCATTATTACATAAAGGACATCTATTTGATTTATTTAGCCATTCCTTTATACAAGATTCACAAAATGAATGATTGCACTTTGTTTTGCGAATAATATCAATATCTATGAACGAATCAAAACAAATAGAACAAGATTCATATATTAAATCTCCTTTTTCTTCTATTATAGGTGCAATTGTATCTAATGATAATATTGAACCTGAATCATTTACTACAATATGTATTATATCTTGTCTTGGAATGCAAAATTGTTTTATTATAAAATCAGCTGTAAGATTTGCCAATAATATAATAAATGTTATCTCAATAATCATTACTTCTTAACTAAAACGCTCTATATTTTTAAGCCATAATAATGCAGGAAAACGAACGAATACATCCTCTGTAAAAATAAAAGGATTCTCATTTTTATAAATTGAAAATAATTGATGTAAATATTCATTAAACTCATTATCGGCTTTTGTATAGAAATGTCGTATACGATTATCATCTATTGCACTACGATGGATTGCAATATCTAATGTTAATTCAGGAGTATTACGTTGTCCTATAACTTCCAATATATATGAATCACGATTATATTCCGGAATATGAATAAATATCATTCCTTTAATCATTGGTTCTTCATTCATCTCAATTATCATTGTTACATAACCTTTATCAATGGCAAAAATCCCATTAATTATAAACGATTGTTTTAATAATTGAATTGCTTTTGATAATGTAATCTTAGAGATAGATTGCCAAAATGGCATTTATTAAGTTTTATAGTTAAGTTCTTAGGTGGAAGAAAGATTAGTCTACCACAATACAAGGTCTCTTCGGAGGAGGCGGAGGAGGTGCATTAACCTCGTCAAGAGTACGCTTCTTAGAACGGATTGCAATCATTTTCCACGTTCACTTAGTATTATGAATACTAATATAAAACCAAATCAATTTTTTGTATAAAGTTACTATTTAATTATACAATTCTTTATATTCTTGCATTAATCGTCGCTTACACAAAGCAAACTCTGGATTGGTAATCGCGCGAAACCACGCTTTCCAAATGCTACGTACAGCAAATATTTTTCTACAGAAGAGTTCTTTTTCATCATCGGTTGGTTCAAAGAAATGGGAATTCGTTGATAGTATAGTTCCATAAACCCAATTTTTTTCTGGATGAGCTTTAACGATGTCACGAGTTATATTAGGATTTTGACAAATAGAATACCAATCCCATTGAATTTCCGGATGCGTTTGAATGATGTCCCAAGTGATATTGGGATGCTGACTTATCCAAATCCAACTCCATGGTTTATCTGGATTAGCTTGAATAATATCCCAAGTAATATTTGGATTTTTACTTAAAGCATTCCAATCCCACGGTTTATCTGGATTAGCTTGAATAATATCCCAAGTAATATTAGGATTTTGACTTATTCTATACCAATTCCAATTTTTTTCTGGATAACTAATTATCATTTCCCATAAAGGTTTATCAAATTTATAATTTTTATAATTATGAGCATCTTCCAAATGGGCAATAACATAATTCCATCGTGTAGATTTTTTTTTATCTATCAAACAATATGTCCATGGTTTATCCGGATTTTCTATAACTATATCCCAAGTAATATTCGGATGTTGACTAATCCAATCCCAATGCCATTTTATGTCAGAATTAGCTTGAATAATATCCCAAGTAATATTCGGATTACGACTAACACCATTATACCAAGACCATGATTTTTCTGGATTAGCTTGAATAATATCCCAAGTAATATTTGGGTTTATTGTAATTCCTACACAATTCCATGGTTTATCTGGATTAGCTTCAATGATATCCCAAGTAATATTAGGATGACAAGATATACAATACCAATTCCAATTTTTTTCTGGATGATTTTGAATAAAATTCCAAGTTAATGTTGGGTTATGACTTAGTGTTCGCAAATCCCATGGTTTATCTAAATTAGCTTCAACAATATC